CACGGATTACACTGGTTTTGCAGTGGGTTTTTTTGGGCTGAATGTGTTGGTGGGTATGGGTATATCATATATTAGCAAATGATGTTACTGCATTACTGTAGTAAAATATCAAGAGACCCTTACAAATACAGATATTATTTTTTTATATTCTGTAATTAGGTGAGTATGGTGTACGTATTGGTCAAATATATAAAATACACATAAAAAAATGCTGAGGGGTAAAGCTTATCTAAATATTTACTACAGTAATGCAGTAACGTATAATATATTAGTGTAATGTATTGATATTGATAGGTTTTCCTTACTGCAAAACCACTGTTTTGGACTTGCGTTACTGCAAATCATGCCGTAGACGTACTGCCAGCGCGGCTTTACACTACCACCTGTACAGCGTACATACAATACTACATCATATGTACGCTGTACTCACGTATGTATACTATACTCAGCCTCGAACAAAAGTTGCACTGGTTTTACTGCCAGCGTTAAGTGGTCTCCACGGTTTGTTTGCACCAGCCATATTCTGTGGAGCATGGTATGCACCTAACCATTGTGTTAAAAATTCTTTCATGTACTTCTCTGGCAAAGTACCAGCATGATACCTAACTTCCATTTTCTGTATTGTTGCTTTATCAAATTTCATGTCATTCTCCACTGTTGTTTTTAAATTCTGCTAGCGCGACCATATCGGCAAACTCACCAGCATACGTTTCATCAATCCTGTATCCAATTATTTCCATGTTAGCTCGCACTTGCTTAGCTACAAAGTTACCTATCAAACAAAATGCGTCGAAGTGTTCTTCTTGGCATCGTGTACCTATGCCGCTAATTATATTTTTCAAGTAAATCATATCCATCTCCATTGGTCAGCATGACCACAACATGAGCCTAGTGAACTAAGCCCATGTAATTGTCCTACTTGGTTAAAGTTATGCCGCTTCTGCCAACACTGTGTCTTTGAATGTGCCATCAAGAGCCTTCAAGGCTACTAGGATTGACGCAGTCTGTTCAGCATTGACTACCCCAGCCTCGTTATTCTCAATGCCTCTGATGAAGCTCTCAAGGCGTTTCAAGGTATCAACAGCTTTTGCAGGTTTAGCCTCTTTAGCGTAGTCGAACCATGTCACGCTAGGTTCAACAAAACGTGCATCAGCTTTGTTACCAGTTTTGAAGCCTTGAGCATACTTACCAGTCGACGTATCAGCAGTACCAACATCACCGTACACAAGGTTACTATGTGCTTTGATGTACTGTACGAATTTCTTTACAGTTGGTGCAGTAGCGAACTCAGTAGCGACGCCGATTAAAGTATCTAATTTACCAGCACTACCAGATGTAACGTAGTCAGTTAAGCCGAAGATTATTAACTCTTGTGCCCTCATGTTTTGTCCACGAGTGCCTCGACCCCACGTACCAGCTACAGTTTTGAAGTTTTTGCTTGTGATTGTAGTTGAATTAGTCATGATATTTTCCTTATAAAATTAGCTATGAAATATAGCTGTAAGCATACTGCATGTGCAATACACTTACAGCTACCGCCTACGACGCAAGCGATAGCTATAGCACCTTGACAGTTGTATTCTGAATGGTACTACCTGCCAACAAGCCGTTACTTCCACCTCTCAGACATGGTACAACCTTGCACAATCTCGCATCACTTGATACTGGTACGCTATACGCTGTCTACCTTGTACGTCGTGTATACTACACATCTCTTGGCACTAGTCGCTTCACAGCGTACCGCCTGATATGATTTTCATGTGTTTAGTTATTGCCTTTCGTGGTTACTCATAATTCAATTGTTGTTCGTGTTAACTAGAGCCACGGTGACTCCATCCCACATGATACTGTCATAGCTATCATGTCGTTCATTCGACTCCCACCACCGCTTCCGGTAAGCCTCCAACCATGTACACGCAGTAGCATGGCGTATCAGTCTGATTATGGGCATCGTCGGTCGTACACAAAAGCATACAGTAAACAACACGTCAAAGTTATGACCTTAGAGGTGCTACCCTGCGTAGTTACTTCCGCAGGCTATTTGTTGATGGCTACCGACTATTTGATATAATCTCACGGTCTACCAGCTTCCCTCATAACTTAGGCAACATCGTATGGCGGTGGGGGAGTATGCCTATTTTTCCTAACTACCCCCTGCCTACATTACCCCTTCTAGGCATATTTCACGAAATTTCAAAACCCCATACGTACACCGTACTCACTAAGTACCCTATACAGACAAAGTATACAAAGCACACCTAGTTCACATATACTACAAGCATCACCTCATCACCTCATACACATAGGACACTAAAATGGCTAACACACAATACCAACGAATCAATGTAAATCTACCATCTCACCTCGTTACAGCCGCTAAGAATTATGCCGAACTACATGGCACTACTCTTACTGAACTTGTCCGTGCCGGTCTAAAGGAGCATGTTGTGCAATTACTAAAAGCAGAGCAGACTCTACCAGACGAAATTAAGGTATAAGACATCATGGAATCTATTAGCAGCCCACCAGCTACACTAATAACCGAACAGATAGTTGCACAAGTTGCCATTGAACTTGCCAACCAGCTCCATACGCCTAAAGAAATAATCGACAAGTTTGGTATTACGGTTAAGCAGTTCAAAGAAATAAAAAACAAACCAGCTTTTAGGACAATCTATTCAGATGCTAAAGCTGTCTGGAATGGCACTGGGAATTCAACAGAACGTGTAAGAGCCAAGGGCAATCTGTTAGTAGAAGACCTGTTGATAGATTTGTATACACGTGCCAAAGACCCAAACACCTCAGATGAAGCGATGGTGAAAATAGTAAAACAAATAGTAGAGCTATCAAACCTCATGCCATCCAAACAAGCAGAGCAAGCTACAGGTGCTAGGTTCTCGGTCATCATGAACTTCACCAATCCAGCAGGTGAGAAAGTAGAAAAGACAATTTCAGGTGATGCCCATGCAGATGAAACTTCCACTGACCCAGATGTAATTACAGTGGAGACAGACTAATGGCAGCAGCTTCGCATCACAGTATGGTTGATACAGCTTTTGTATATGACCCCGAGCCGACGCTGAATACGTTCCACAATGACAAATCACGAGTACGCGCGGTTAGAGGACCAGTAGGCAGCGGGAAAAGTACAGCGATGGTGATGGACCTCTTGAAGAAAGCGGCGGAGCAGACACCGGGTCCAGACGGTATGAGGCGCACGAGGATGGTTATTGTACGTAATACGCTCAGTCAGCTTAAGACAACGTGTCTTGAGACTGTTATGGGCTTGCTCAGACCGATAGCGACGTGGAAGGTGTCGGACTCGACCATACAAATACGTATGGATGACATACATAGTGACTGGATACTGATGCCGTTGGACACGCCGGAGAATATTAACCGGTTATTATCACTTGAACTGACTTATGGTTGGATTTCTGAGCACCGGGAGGTTGACCCAGAGATTGCGATGGCGGTGTACTCACGTTGTGGTCGTTATCCTAGTGCCATAAATGGCGGTTGTACGGATTATGGGCTGATAATGGAAACTAACTCCTTTTCGGAGGATTCGCCGTGGAATGAGAAGCTTGAATTGGAATTGCCGAGTAATTGGGGTTACTTCGTGCAGCCGTCGGGTCTGTCACCAGAGGCAGAAAACGTGCAGAACCTGCCCAAGACGTATTATTCCGACATGTTGGAGTCAAACAGCCCAGACTGGTGTGAACAGTACATAGAAAACAGGATTACAGCTAGTTTGAGTGGTCAGGCGGTGTTTCGGAACACGTTCCAGTCGGATTTCCATGTATCTCAGGAGCAGTTGGCGGTTACACACGGTTACCCACTCATAATCGGGATGGACTTTGCTAGGCATCCGGCGGCTATCATAGGTCAGGTTGACCACCGGGGTAGACTCAAGATGCTGCAAGAGCTTGATGAAGAAAACATGGGTGTTGAGAAGTTTGTGAACGAATACCTCATGCCGATGCTGAATACGGATAGGTTCCGTGGGTATAGCACGTACATAGTTGGTGACCCGTCGGGTGTTGCACGTGGTGAGATTGGTGAAGAGTCGGTATTCATGATGTTGAAGCGGTTAGGCTTTCAGGCACTGCCAGCTAGTACGAACAATATTCGACCTCGGCTACGTAGTGTTGAGAAGTGGTTGTTGCAGCAGCGTGAAGGTAAGGCTGCGTTCCTAGTTGATGCCCAAGGTTGTCCTAAATCTATTCTAGCGTTCCAGTCAAAGTATAAATTCCGTAAGAAGAAAACTGGCGAACTAGAAGAAAAGCCTGATAAGCTTCGCCCGTGGTCTGACTTGATGGATGCCACGCAGTATTTATGCTTGGGGACCGGTGCGAATGTATTGGGAAGGGTTATGAAGCGTGGTACACAACACCAGCCAGCACCGAACAAAGCTGGGTGGACATGAAGCCGAACGACTGGTATTTAGAAGTTGAACTCTGGAGGAGAATTATGATGAATGGTACGTTTTCTTGGGCACTTGAGATGCTGAAGCAAGGTAAGAAAGTAGCTCGTGATGGTTGGAATGGTAAGGGTATGTGGATTGCTTTGGTCGACGGTACGGCATTCATACAGCCCAGTAAAGATAGCCCATACTGGAATGCCGGTATTGAACATGCCATAAACATCGACCCGCATATAGATATGTTTACGGCTTCCGGTAGTATGCAGCCGGGCTGGTTAGCGTCGCAAGCAGATTTGCTCAGCTGTGATTGGAATATAGTTGACTAAGTCTCAGTAAGTGGGCATCCTGTGAGATACTCACAGGCACGAGGGCTAAACCGTGGCACTAATCCAAGCACTAAGCAATGAACAAATGCAGGAAGAGGAATCTGAGGCACTAGCCACGGAGGCTGCGATTCCGGTATCAGAACAGATAACATCATCCATAGCTGGACATATACGAGGTCGGTACCAAGACTTTCGTAATGCTCGTAACTCGGAGGGTATTGATACTCGCATAGCAGAATCATTGCTCACGTATAATGGTCAGTACACATCGTCTAAAGCCGCCAGCATTAAAGAGTTTGGTGGTAGTGAAGTTTACTCACGTATGACTACGGTCAAATGCCGTGGTACAACTGCCATGCTCAGAGACATATTCTTGAGTAATGAGCAGCCTTGGGGACTTAAGCCAACTGCTGACCCAGAAACTCCGATAGACATGGATGAACAGGTTGATGGGATATTAGCCTACGAAATAAGCCAGATGATTCAACAGGGCGCTCCACCACCTGACCCACAAGCCATAAAAGGTCGTCGTAGTCAGCTGGTGGAAGAAGTAAAACGAAATGTACAGTTACAGCTGCAAGAAGCAACTGAACACTCAGAACGCAAGTTACAGGACATCCTTGAAGAAGGTGGCTTTTATTCTGCACTGGGTGAATTCCTTATAGACCTACCAATATACCCATTTGCCGTGATTAAAGGTCCGGTAATTCGAATGAAGGAAACAATCGAATGGGAAGAAGGTGTGATGGTCAAGGTTAAAGAACCCAAGATGTTTTGGGAACGAGTCGACCCGCTAAACTTCTACTATACGCCCGGTGCAAGTTACATCGAAGATGCAGATATAGTAGAAAAGATTAAGCTGTCACGAAGTGATGTAAGCTCACTAATCGGTGTAGATGGTTATGATGAACCAGCACTGCGTGGTGTACTAACAGATTATGATACTGGGCTTGTTGACTGGTTAGATACCTACGACACACAGTATTCAGATGAACAGTCTAAAGAAAACCCCAACATCAATACTTCACACCTGATTGACTCGGCTGAGTTCACTGGGTATGTGAAAGGTAGCATGCTACTTGACTACGGTGTAAGCGAGGATTTAATAGAAGACCCAGACATTGATTACGCTATTAAGGCGTGGTTGGTTGGTCGGTACGTGATTAAGGTTGTAATTAATGAAAACCCAACGAGGTTGCATAACTACTACTTAAGTTCGTTCGAGAAGGTTCCGGGAACAATTCCGGGGCATGGTCTGCCAGAGATTATTAATGACATTCAGGATGTGGCAAACGCCTCATTCCGAAGTCTAGTTAACAACATGTCCATTGCATCTGGTCCACAGGTAGCAGTGAACGTAGACTTGTTAACCAACCCAACAGATGCGAATAGTTTATATCCGTGGAAAAGATGGCAGTTCAATACAGACCCAATGGGTCAGAACACACATCCACCAATTAACTTCTTCCAACCAGAATCAAATGCTAGTGAGTTACTAGGTATTTACCAAACTATGGCTACTATGGCAGATGAAATATCAGCTATTCCTAGGTATATGACTGGTTCATCAAACGTAAGTGGAGCTGGTTCAACAGCATCTGGCTTATCAATGTTGATGAATAATGCATCTAAAGTGCTACAGAATATAGCTGCCAATATAGATATGGACATAATGACTCCTACGCTACAGCAGCTGTACATAACAGTAATGCTTACAGATGACACGGCGATACTACGTGGCGATGAACAGATAGTTGTACAAGGTGTAGCAGTTGCACAGCAGCGTGAGACTGACCGTATGCGTCAGCTTGAGTTCTTGAACATGACAAACAACCCAGTAGATATGGAAATCATAGGACTAGAAGGTAGAGCTACAATATTAGGCTCACTAGCTAATAACCTAGGCTTACCGGGTAATGAAATTGTTCCGAACACAAAAGAAATGGCTGATAAAGTAGCAGAGCAAGAAGCTATGAGGCAGCAGCAAATGGAGCTTGAGAAACGCAATCAATCAGCTGGAATGCCACCCGGTGCACCCGGACCCAAATCCGGCGGCGGTCGCGTAGCAGCACCACTAGACAACGCCCAAAGAACACGCAGCCCAGCTGCAATTAATAGACAATCTGGAGGATAGACATGGCTTTTGATACATTAAGTAGAGCATTAACTGAGCAAATACAGCCATTAAATGTCTGCTAATGAAAAAGTATATATACATAACATATGTGCTTATTGTCGGGTGTAACGTTACTGCTTTCAATAGTGGTAGCGTCAACACTGACCAACGCATGGAGCGTGATTTAGAGGTGGGAAGCATTAAACCTGAAATAGAGGTGAAGAAATGAAGGCTAATATGAAAACAGCATACGTTTACAGAGTAAAAGATACGGGTGTGTTAATGCTATGCGCGAATGAGCATGACGGCACACAAACAGACCATGAGTATGTAGGCACAGCGGAAGTACCTGAGAGTCAGGTATTAGACCAGTGTGAATTTGCAGATATAAATGACTAGAGGATAACTAATATGTTTACAACACTAGCAACACTTTTTGTATTGGGATTCGGAGGCAGTGCCTACGATATTGTGAA